GGAGGAGGTCCACCGGTTGCTACTTCTTTAGCAACTTCTTTAACGGCTGCCTTTTTACCTAATCCAAATAATCCTGTTTTAAGGCCCGCGATTCCTGCAACACCTGCACCCATTGCTTTTAAGAATGCACGTTTGCCCATTTTAAATGGAGTTCTTGCAATTCCACCAGACGCTGCTTCTAAAATTGGTCCGGGTCCAGTTCCCATTCTTTCCTCTATGTAAGGTCTTTGTTTCTCTCTCATTTCAAATTCTTTTATTGCATCTTCATAAGACATTTTTTCATTTAACATTAATTCTAAAATTCTTGGATTAGGTGCATCTGCTCTTAAACCATCCTGATACCCAGGTCTCTCACCTAATAATCCTGCAACACCGCCGCCGGCTAATTCTTCTGGTGGATCTTTTTTATTTTTAAGTCTGTTGATTGAATCTTCGTTTCCTTTTTTTAATCTTTGTAAAATCTGTTCGTCTGTTTCTTGCGTACCACCTAAAATAGGTTTTTCTGTATCTAATTTTTTATTTTTTAAATCAACTACTTCTGCTTTTTTTTGAAATTTGTTTCCTGATAAGGCATTACCAAACTTTTGATTAAACGCTTGGTCTTCTGCTTGTTTAACAAAAGATAATATTTGATTTAATTCACCTTCTGATTTTATTGTATTTGGATCAACACCTAAATTTTTTAATCTTTGCTCTAAAGCATTAGCAGAAAATTCTACAGATTTATTGTTAGCTATAGCTCCTTTTTGTTGAAACATTCTTTTTGCTATAAAGTTTCTAATAATTGATGACACCATTAATAATAATTCCTTTTTCTAGGCACTGATTTTTCTTCCACATAATCCTCGGGGTGAGAGATAAAACCTCCCTGTCTGAATCGCATAACAGCCATAGTCATAGCATCGACTAAGTCATCATGATCACCGTGCGGGAATGCTGCGCATTCTTCTATAACCTCTTCAGCGAATCGTTGCTCTGGTGCCCAGATCATTCCAGACTCAAAGAGAGGTGCACATGTATTAACTCTTACATGTTTATCATTTCCTCGCGATGGTGTAAAGGTAGAAACTGGTATATCCATCTGACGCAATTCATGGGTCAAAGGTAGTCCAGAAGCCTTAGCTTCTACTATAACAGTCTCGGGTTGCCAATATTTATACTGCTCTAATGCTTTACGTCTTAACTCTGGAAACTCAAATCTTTCTTTAATACTATCTAGTAATATTAAATTAGCAGGAGAATCTTCATTTGGATAGAATACACCCCATGTAGTTATAGCACTAAAGTCAGCAGTCTCCTTTTTAAGAAATGCTGTATCATAAGATTGTATGACATGGTGTAGATCTGGTATCCAGTCGTGTTTCCACTTACGCCACCACTCACGTTTTATAATAGCTCCTTCTTCAGATGTAGGTTGTTGCATCCATTGTGCACTCCACTTACCAACCGGTAGTGTAGCTTTAACACTTTCTAATTCTGACATCTTCCAATACTCAGGCCACACCGGTCTTTCTTTTTTTGTTCCGGTATCCAAGAGCGCTGGAAATTCTACCACCTCCCACTTGTCTGACTTTGCTTCTTTTTGGTGAGCAAGTAATTTACCTGTTAAATCTTTAGTAGACCAACGTGTCATTACTACAACAATTTTTCCACCAGGTTGTAAACGTTGACGTGGACCGGATGTGTACCACTCGTAAGCAGATTCCATCGCGGTCGCAGATAGTGCATCCTGTTCCGAATGCGGATCATCAATTATTAATAAGTCAGCACCCCGTCCGGTTATAGCACCGCCGACCCCTGCAGCAAAATACTCGCCGCCTTGTGCTGTTTCCCACCTACCGGCAGCTTGGGAATCTTCTCTTAATCTTGTTTCAAAAACTTTTCTATACTCATCACTATCAATCAATGTCTTAGCCTTACGACCAAAACGTATTGCAAGTTCTCCTGTGTGAGTAGCTTGGATTATCTTTAACTTTGGATTACGGCCCACCATCCAGGCGGGTAGTAAGAATGATGCAAACTCAGACTTAGTATGTCTAGGTGGCATATTTATAATTAGTCTATTAATTTTTCCTTCAGAAAGGTCATTGAATTTTTTAGCTATGTGTCTATGGTGTGAGCCCTCAACAAACTCGGGCCAAACACACTTAACAAAAGACATGAAGTCTCCTCTAGCTTTGTTTCTAATTTTTTTCTCTGCGTGCATTACCTGCAACGTTTTAAATTCTTTTCTTATATCAGCAGGTAACTTACTAATATCTATGTTATTTATTTCCATAAAAATTTTTTATAATTTTTTTTGCATCAATTAGATGTTCATAACGAATTTAACAGCCTTATCTCTCTAAAACAAGCAATATATACGAAGTAGTGGGACCCCTTTTATATATAAGGTGTATAGGGGGTCGATGGTCTATGCTACGTTGAGATTGGGTCTGGTACCTCTATTGAATGCGAGCGCGGCCGCACAACCTGTGAGTGTGTGAGTGTGGTCCTACAGGACCACACAGTTTGGTACTCGGTTAGTCTAGTAGTACCATGAATGCTGCTGCATTCAGTCTACTGAACTTAGACAATTTCTTTTGCATTGCAGTGTAATCTTCATCGAACTCTGCTTGCTTGATCTCGATGTATAACTTGTGTTCCTCTTGTGTTAACATCGTTGACTGATTAGAGTAAGGGTTAGTAGCCTTGATCATTGTTGGCGACTTACTTAGTTTAATGTTGCCCTTATCATCTGCCATTTGTTCTAACTCCTCGATTGGTAGGTTCCACCAGTATGTTGCATTAGGTTGTGTTGTCATGTGTATTTCTCCTGTATTGATTAATATATCTATATCCTACACTATCCCTCAGCCATTGTCAACCCTTGATATCTCTACCCTTGTATAAGTGTGTCCACCATATGTAGTATCTTGCACCTTATCTACATTGACTGGTGTTTCAAGAGCCTCGGTCCTTGGTGCTAGGGCTACTATCTGTTCTATATGTTTGTTAGCAAAGCTATTGTAACAGCCATTACTACAGAAATATTTATAGAAACTATTCCTATGGTATTCTGTTACTGGAACTTTCCTAGTTCTTAGGACCTTGCTACCCTTGACACCTCGTAATCTATCTTGTGTGTCATTGGTATGGCACGTTGGTCCATGGCACCAATTAAAGCTACTCATGATTTTTTCTCCTCATCAAAATCAAAACCACCACCGACAGTTTCATATATTTCTATATCATCTTTGTTCTCGGTCATTTGAAACCTAGCCAAGATTTTGCTATGGCTTTCCAATGCTTTCTCTAGTGTTGATATCCTATCTTCTAGGAACTTGATTTTCTGTCGCTCGTATCTCTCTGCTTTGTTCTGGCTGTGTAGTTCCAGATGTTCATCATTTAATTGTGTCATTTGTTATCTCCCCATAATCTTAATCCTATTAGGATAACTATCATTCCAAAGAATGATAGTTCGTATATTAATTGTTCTGTCATTAAAACCTCACAGTCCAACTGCCTTTAGCAGTTCTATAACCTTGTGCGTCCATATCAAAGTATGTCATCATTTGGTTGCCAACTTTACTTGTGAAGTATTTACATTTGTCAGTCCATGTTGCATTTCTTGTGATGTGCTTACCATGTTTAACTGCAAAGTATGTAATCTTGAATTGTTTGTTTAGTTCCATTTTTTCTCCTGTATGTTTGTTTCTGTATTCCCTATCCTACAACAAGTAGGATAGGTTGTCAACTCTTTATTTTACCAACCACCTCTAATATCATTAGATTCTTTTAAACTATCTGTTGCATTATCTGTATGAGTTTTTAATTGTTCAAGTTCTTCTTTTAGTCTGTTTATTTCTTTTTGATTAGTATGAACTATATCAAACATTTTTTCTGTTTGGCTCATTAGAACATCAATAACATCTGATATTCTTAATTGTCTGTTTAAGTTTTCTAATTGTGTGTTCATGTATTTCTCCTGTATGTTTGTTATAGGGTATTATATCCTATATAATACCCCATGTCAATAGCTTAATTTACTGTTGCTTGTTGCATTACTGCTCTAGCAATAGCTATTTTTTCCTCTCTCGTTTGCTCTAC